GTAGCATTACTAGCTCCACAGTTATTTGCATCGCCTATTCTAGTTACTGGGATGCCACCAGCGTTAACCGAGCCACTGCCTGCTACTACTACAGGTCCACAATGTGGTCCAGCAAGAGGTGGGCAAAGACTGTCTGGTGTTAGTGTTGATCCAATAACTGCACAGGCTTGTCCTTCCACAATTACTGATTCGATTACCGCACCGACAATAGTACCACCATGTGAATTAATATCAGTTCGTCTAGATGTTGCTGGCATTTAGGCTCCTTTGGCTATTTGTATACCTGATGTGCCTTGTAAGTAACTATCAGCGGCTTCTTTGGTAGTAATACCGTGAAACACAATATGCTGATACTTTAGCACTACTGTATTTATTTGCGCTGTCATGCCCAATGGGATCAGAGCCATGCCTTGTTGACTAGGCATAAGGCTTAGTGGTCTTTCCACTAAAAATCCTTCTTCTTGACATTCTTGTACTCTAGCAATGCATTCCTGTCCAGTAACTAACATAAAGGTTGCAATGTCACCTTTATCATACTGTGGTTTATTAATTAGCATTTAGTTCCTCGATTCTCTGTTTGACTGTGTTTTCGTCTAATTTTGCAAGTCCTTGATAGCCACCTTCCACTAGTAACGAGTCGTTTACGTATAACTGCGGTACAGTTTTATGTCCTTGCTCTTTTAACCAAGTGCGTAGTTCTTGGCTCTTTGTAATATTCTTTTCTTCGAATTTGATACCAGCCTTATCTAACCAAATTTTTGCATGTTGGCAGAAAGGGCAATGGTCTTTTGTGTATAATGTAATCATAAGAATTTTTTTACCTTTTCAAATACTTCGTCAAAGTTTGTAATAACTTCTTCGTTATTATCGAACACAATACTGTCCTCTAAATTAGGACATGCATCACATATACAGTTATATTCATCTGCTGAACAATCAGCAATATTATCGATATGCGTGTAAGTATAACGCTTTTGTTCCATAAGAGCAACTTCACGTTGAGTCATAATCCAGTTACCCAGTAGTTCATACTCACTAAACCATTTAATGTTTGGAGTAGGAACACTGTTGGGATCTTCAGGAACATTATTAATTATCGCATCAAACGGGTCGCAGTTATTTCTTGCTATGAGTTCGTGTTTAAGTTTTAGCCAGTCCTCTTTATAAACAGGCATAAACTCTGTAACAAAACTGTGTGGTACTTGTCGTTCTATACCTAACGCATTTTGTAACACTTGGTAGTAACCCGGACTGTGTGTTTCGTTAGGCAGTATAAAATACTTGAGTAAATCACCTTCCCATAAGTTGTATGGATTTATACAAAATGTGTCTGGATCTTGTATGAGGATTACGTCTGCGTCTATGTAATCTAAACTAGCAAGTTTAAGTGCTTGTTGATATAACCAACTGTTTCTATAATCGCCAGGGATCCACCAGTTACGCACTGATGGATATAGACTATCCATCTCACCATCAAACACATACTTGTATTGGCTTGTGTCGAGATACTTAGATAAAACTCTATCTAAGAATGGATTGTCATCTGTATTTTCACAATTAGTGAATATGTACGTTTCGTCTATACCTTGGATATAGTGGTCAAACTGTAAACTTAAGCATGTATGTGGTATTCTATAGTGGGCAACAAATAACGCTCGTGCAACCTTCACAAAGTCATACCTTTGAAGGTATCTCCGTCAACGTCTTGTTTAGTGCCACCAATTACATAACTACTAAGTTCTACTTCCTGCGGTGCTACTTGTACTTCTGCTCCTGCAATCCACTTTTGTGTCCAAGGCAGAGGATTGCTTTGTCCTACTTTGTATGGAGAATCTAAGCCAATAGCAATCATACGCTTGTTGGCTAGCCATTCAACATAGTCTGTAAGTAGTTGCTTGTTAAGACCTATCATCGATCCGTCTTTAAACAAGTATTCTGCCCAAGCAGTTTCTTGTTCTACTGCGTTTACAAATATTTCTTGTACTTGCTCTTTTGTTTCTTCTTTAATCTTAGCAAAGTCTTTGTCATCTGTTGGTAGTAACTTTAATAATGCCTGTGTACTTGCTAGGTGTACGTTTTCATCACGAGCAATAAACTTAATAATTTTAGCATTGCCTTCCATTTTCTTAAGTTCAGCAAATGCCCAACTACACGCAAACGAAACATAAAAGCGAATACCTTCTAATGCGTTGACACTGTTAAGTGCAAGCCAGATACGCTTCTTAAGTTCGTACGCACTTACTTCAAAACGCTTGCCGTTTGCTGTGTGGCTACCTTCACCAAACAAATTATATGCATGTGTGTAGTGAATAAGTTCGTCGTAGTGTCCTGTAATTGCTTCTGCACAATTAACAATCTCACCAATACCTGTTAGTTCATCAAACACTTTTGCAGGATCGCTATACACATTACGAATAATATGTGTGTAACTACGACTGTGAATAGTTTCGTTAAATGCCCAAGTCTCTATCCAGGTTTCTAACTCAGGAATAGTACATAGAGGCAAAAATGCTAGGTTAGGTGAGCGTCCTTGTACGCTGTCTAATAGGATTTGTCTTTTAAGGTTACTGGTAAAGATGTGTTGTTCATGCGCAGTTAAGTCTTTAAAGTCTTTGGCATCACGCATGACATCAACTTCTTCTGGTCTCCAAAAGAAGCCTAACTGTTTATCTGTAAGTTTTTCAAACTGTCTGTACTTTACTGTATCGTAACGTTGTATACTACTGCCGCCTTGTGGATCTAGGAAGGCCAATGCCTTAAGGTGATTACCTTTATTCTGTATATTAAAGACGCTCATAATTATATCCTATATTACGCAACTCTCACAGGCTTCGTCGTCGACTTCACCGGGTTGCAGTTCTTCTAATTTATTGATATCTATTTCACCTTGACCGTCATAGGTGTTGAAATAGTACAACTGTTTGCCACCGTACTTATAAAACATCATTAGGTGCTTTAACATGTCACTCATTGGTATCTTTTCATCTTCGTACCACTGTGGATTGTAACTGGTATTAACGCTAATGCCTTGATCGATATACTTCTGCAGAACTGCCATGATCTTTAAGTAACCACTTGGATCTCTTTGATCCCATAACAGTTCATATTTATTTTTTAGTCTGCGATACTCTGGTACCACTTGTTTCAAGACACCGTCTTTACTTTGTTTTACACTAACATAACTACGTGGAGGCTCAATGCCATTCGTAGCATTACTTATCTGCGCACTTGTTTCTGCAGGCATCAGTGCCATTAATGTCGCATTTCTAATACCGTGTTCTTTAATCTCTTTACGTAAGTAGTCCCAATCAAACTGTCTTTGCTGTGGTTCTACTAGTTCGTCAACATCACGCTTGTATGTGTCAATAGGAAGTATGCCGTCTGCATACTTTAAGTCTTCAAATCCGTCGCACCGTCCTTGTTCCTTAGCAAGTTCCATACTTGACCGTATTAAGTAGTAACTCCATGCTTCTGCATACTGATCTACTAACTCCAGTGCTTTGGGATCGCTGTAACTTGTATCGTTCTTTGCTAACCAGTATGCCAAGTTAATAATTCCAACACCTAGTGGTCTGTACTCACGAGTTGCTTCTTCTGCCGCCTTAACTGGATAACCTTGATAACTTAATAGCGCATCTAATCCACGCACTGCCAGTCTGCAAGGCTTCTCAAAATCTTCTGGTGACTTGATAGCACCCCAGTTAATAGCACTTAGTGTACACAACGCAATCCTGCCGTCTGGGTCCTCAAAACTTTTAAGTGGTTTTGTAGGCAAGTCGATCTCACAACACAAGTTACTCTGTTTAATTGGTGCTACATCTTGCTTGAACGGTGAATGCGTGTTTGCATGATCCACGTTCATTAAGTAGACACGCCCTGTGTCTTTACGCTCTTGCATAAAGGAAGTAAACAAGTCAATTGCTTTGATCTTCTTTTTGCGTATACTTGTTTTGCGCTCTGCTTGTTCATATAGCTCTTTAAACTTGTCTGCGTTAGCATAGAATGCTTCGTACATTTCCGGTACATCATGGGGCGAAAACAGGGTAATATCTCCCCCTGAGATAAGTCTTTCGTACATTAATTTGTTAAATTGGACGCCATAATCCATGTGACGTACTCTGTTATCCTCTGTGCCTTTATTGTTCTTTAACACTAATAAATCTTCTACTTCCAAGTGCCAAATAGGATAGTATAATGTTGCCGCTCCGCCACGCACACCACCTTGGCTACATGACTTTACAGCACTTTGAAATAATTTGTAGAAAGGAATAACACCTGTGTGGTAAGCATCACCATTACGCACTGGTGAGTTAATAGCACGGATACGTCCTGCGCCAATACCGATGCCTGCTTTTTGTGATACATATTTTACAATAGCACCGGCTGTTGCATTAATGCTGTCTAAACTGTCATCAGTTTCTACTAGCACACAACTACTAAACTGTTTTTGTGGTGTACGTACACCTGCCATAACAGGAGTAGGTAAACTAATTAAATGATTGCTAATAGCATCATAGTATTCATGTACCCACTGTAGTCTAGTAGCCTTGTTGTAATTCTGAAATAATGTTGCCGCAATAAGCATGTAACATACTTGTGGAGTCTCGTACAACTGCTTAGTAACACGATTTTGTACTAGGTACTTGCCTCTAAATTGCTCCATAGCAACATAGGTAAAATTCTCATCACGTTCGTGTTTAATGTAACTGTTTAACTTTTCCCATTCTTCAGAAGAATAGGCTGTTAATAATTCACTATCATAATATCCTCTATCAACATTTGCCTCTACAGTTTTATGCAGGTGCCATGGTTCGTATTCATTATAGACTTGTTTTCTAATATGATAGTTAATTAATCTACCAGCAACATACTGATAGTTAGGTGTCTCTTCTGAGATTAAGTCTGCCGCACTTTTGATAAGTGTCTCTTGTATGTCTTCTGTTTTTATTCCGTCGTAAAATTGTAAACTAGATTTAATCTCTACTTCACTTGCGCTTACACCTGTAATGCCTTCAGTTGCCCACATGACAACTTTATGCATTTTTTCTATGTTTAATGGCTCTTTGTGGCCTTCTCTTTTAGTGACTAACGTTTGATTCATTGATGCCTCATTATGTATATTGTTCTAGTTGTAAATCCTGTGTAGCGTAACGGCATATAATTCTTAAATCAGGACTAACATGTTTTTTATTTACTATCTCCATCCACTCGTAATTAAGTATATATTTTCCATCGTCAATCGATACTATATAGCAATACTCTCCGTTCTCAAGTCCTATCTCAATACTATATGTATGTTCATTATGTCCGCTTAGATACAAAGTATACAGGATTCCAAGACATTTCGCAAGTTCGTCATAGCCAGAGTCTTCTAACAATTCCCAAGGGTCCGGCCACATCTCTGTAGAAGTGTAATCCATCCAGTTATTGACAATAGGAGCATAAGACCACAACTCTAGTGTGTCCCTAAGGGCTTGCTCAAAAGGTTTGTTTTCTATTTGATGTCTAAAGGCAGCCCATTCACGGATGCGCTCTGAAGACCTTTGGTACTGCCAAATCATTAATACAAGTATCTAATTGAATATTTCATTGTGGCATTACTGCCGGTTGATGTTGTTGCATAGTTAATAGTACTTGTGTTGGTAGCAAATGTAACAGTGAGTGTTACACCAGTTGCAGAATCTTCTGAAAAATCATCACTATAACCAACACTTGTACCGTGACCTATTCTTAATGTTCCTGTTCTGTATGATGTATTACGAACAATGCTGTAGTCAATAATAGCACCGTGTGTATATTTGTTGTCTGCAAGTGTAATGCCTGTTGACGTTGTTGATGTGTTATCAGACAGTGTTACAGAAAATCCTGCTTCCTGTCTATGCGCACCGTAATGGATGCTATTGTCAGCGACCTGGCCATAATTAGAAACATTGGCTATACTAAGCCTAGGCTGATCTAAATCGTCTGTGTCGTTACGTTCAAATGCATCACCTATACTAAAGTTGCCACCGCTTACAAAGAATATTATTGGAGCAGCCTGATTACCAGCACCGTTAAAGTTGTTACCTACCTCGTAAAAATAGTTATACGCAGATACCACATGCTTTACGGCTGAGTATGTATGTATTGCTGAATTAGCAACTCTATCAAAATAACTGCCTGTTACTTTGAATCCACGTGGTCCTTCGTCCTGTGGCGAGGTACCTGTTAAACTTTCTCCTAGTTTAACGGCTTTATATAACTCGTCAAAATAACTATTTTGAACTACAACGTTTCTACAGTTATAATCTATCTCGATAGCGAACGTGTTTTCTGTAAAATAACAGTTATCAAATGTGATGTGCTCTGTAACTAAAACTGCTGTTGACTGAATTTGTATGTTTGCTTTAGCATCAGTTACTGTGGTAGGTAAGGTTAAATTTCCTTTAAACTTAACGTCATCAAAATGCACATGCTGTGCAGATGTAATTAATCCTACGTGATTTGTTGTGCCGTTCCAAAATGTACATCCCGATATTTCGATAAACTGTGGTCTAGTAGCGGCGTTTGTTCCAATACTAGCATCTATTTGCTGTAAACTATCTGCTAACTTAAACACATAGTTTTCGCCTGAATCGGTCTGTTTAAAACACGTACTGTCTGCACCCTCACCAATAATTTTAGCGTATGTTGGAATCTTAATTACATCGCCTGTAATTACATAGATGCCTGCTGGAAAGTATAAAGATCTGCGAATTTCCTCGTTTACTTCTCTACAGTATAACTGAAATAACGCTCTATTAATGGCGGCTGTGTCATCTGTTGTACCGTCTCCTACTGCACCAAAGTCTCTGACATTTACAAAGTCATCAAACTTACGTTGTAGTGTTCTTTCGATAGGAGAACTAGAACTTGTGCCTGTTGTTACTGTATAACCAGCGGCTTCGCCTTTATATGTGTATGCTTGGCTGGTGTTTAGTAAGTCACTAAACTCTGTAAGGATCTCTGTGTTGCCCAGTATAGGTGCACCTTCTTCAAGTGTGCCATTACCAATGTATAGTTTTCTGTTGTCTACTGACCAACCTAGTTCGGCCGCTGATAGTTGCGGTAAGTTATCGGAAGTTCCACGCCTATGTTGTATGCGGGATATTTGTAATATTGCCACGTTTAGAGTCCTTAATAAATGTGTTTTACTTATTTATTATAAAATTGCTCTACTCTATCCCACCATTTGTTTTTCCAAAACTCTAATTCGTCACTTTCTATCTCAAACTGTTGGTAGGTTAGGTCTCTTGAACACATTAAGATGACACCACGCTTTATTTTAGTTTCGTGTATTTTATCGTGTGCGCAAATATACGCACTTAATTGTAGGAAGTAGTCCTCAATCCACTCACGTTTTTTAGGCTTATTAGATTGCTTAAAATCAAGAACAGCAGGTTCACCTTTAAACATACCCACACAGTCTGTAGTGCCTGCATAGAGTCCTGAATAATACAGTGGTACCTCAACACCCCAACACTCATTCATGTCTTTTAAGCCAGTGTCAATAACCACACGAGCCATCTTGTCTGCCTGTTGTTGTATTAAGTTACTTCCTGGTTTGTCTAGTGTGCCTAAACAATACTCTTCCAGTTTCTTGTGCATTACTGTACCAACATTGGCGGCTTCAGTAACAATCTGTTGCGCCTTGGCTTCGCCTACACGTTTTTTCCAGTTGAGTAGTGCCTGCATTTTTTCAGCAGGTTTAGTTTTGTCGAGAATAGTAGTTACAGATGGAACAGCATCTCCCTCTGGTGTGAGGTAATGTCTTTTTCCGTCTATGTTTTTTCTACTGATTGTTTTGTATTCGTAGCGTTCTGTTATCATTGATTACCAGGTAATTTGCCAATAAAGCTCAGTACCTGTTGTTGATTTGCGGACAATAGCATATCCTAGTTTTTGAAAATGCGAGATGACTTCTGCCATCTGCTCGGTTTTTACTGCGTCAGTTGTTGTACCTTGCCAGGCAGTGTAGTATGCTTGCCCAGTTGAATCAGCATTAGTCATTACGCTACCAGTAATAGTAGTACCGTTAATTGTTACAGAGGTTCCACTTGTAGCAGTTATTGTGAACACACCAGAACTAATTGCACTTAACACTCTCTGTGTTAAGATTGCTATCTCGCCTGCAACTACTGCGTTGCCTTGCGACTGTTCACGTGCGTTTGCTGATGTAGGTAAAAATGCCATGCTAGTAATCCTTTAGTGTATTTATTTAAAAGTAACACTTTCCCCACACCCACAACTTGCTATTTCGTTTGGATTGAGGAATACTAGTTTGTTGTTCACACCTTGTATTTGAATGTCAACTGTGGTGCCGTTAAGCCAGTCTTCATGCTCGGGCTTCCAGGTATATGTTATTTCACCTTGCTTGCTAACTCTGTACCCTTCTGGTACTACATCTAGCCAGTCAAGTTGATAACTGTAGCCTGTACAGCCTTCTTGTTTGAAACTTATTTGTAGTGTTTTGTTGTCGCCTACGTACTTGTAAAAGTGATCGTATGCTTTAGGTGTGAATGTAATCATGTCTTTATTATAACAGATTACTGTCTACGATTCAATGCCCTTTTAGCCATTTGGTTAACTTTAACTTCTGGTGGCATATTGCCTCCACCTGGTTGAAGTTCGGACATTCCGCCATCGAGGTTAAGAGTAATCATGTTACCCTCTACGTTTTTAATTAGGTTTCTTATCATTGGGTTGTTAAACAACGGTGTAATACTAGCAGAATCTATGTGTGTGCCAGTGTTAGCAACCATTTTAACTAAACTGTCTACAGTGATATTTGGTTGCAAGTCTCGGTCACTTGCTCTACCTTTTAAGAACTCAAGAACAGAAGCCAGTTTCCCAACCAGCTTCTGATCATTTTCATGCAACTCAGAGAAGCGCATTAGCGCATCTCTCTGCCGACTGGCTCTTCCTCTTCAGGTTCCATCATAGGCTCTTCTGCAGGTATCTCATCGCCTGCCATTGCTTGTTCTTCGTCTGGAATCTCATCGCCTGCCATTGCTGGAGCAGGACCTTCACCAGTAATTACTTTACTAGCATCGTCCAGTGCTTGCTTGGCAGCCTTCATAGCATCCAATAAACCTTGTAATGTAGCACTTGCACTAGCAACATACTGTGTGCCTTTGCCCTCACCCATTTGGTCATTAATGCTGTCGCCTAATGGTGGTAAATCTTCATTAAGCATTTCGCCTAAGTCTTCTACCATGCCCTGTAGTCTATCAGTAATGTCTTTAGCGGCTAGAAGTGCTTCTGCTGTTTGTACTTCACCTTCGACTACTACTTCTACTTTACCGTCTAACCATTCAGTTACACTTTCTTTTACCATTAAAAGTTCCATGTAACGTGGGTTCTTCTCAGCAGAGTGGAATGCACTGCTGTTGCGGATTTTAGTTAGTCCTGACTCAATGGTTTCTAGTAAGCCTTCTGCTTTTTGGACTGTCATCTTGTCAAAGTTAACAGCAAAGCCAAATCTGCTTTCCATAACCTTATTTGTGTTCTTTTTCTTTAGTTCGTTAAGTTGCATTTTAAGAATTCCTAAATTTAATTATATTTAGCCAAAAAGATTGTTTTCTTACATTCTTGTTCTGTCTGTTGTTTTAGTGGAAGTGCTTGTGTATACCTAGCATAGTACAAAAGGAACTTATCTTTATTGTCCTCTTTATAATACTTTGTTAGTCTTTGTTTATAATGATCAACATCATGTGAGTAGTTTTCTAGTTTATGATCTAACGTAGCAATACTGTTGCAACGATCTAAGTTGCTAAGTTGGTAATAACTTGCATAACAAACTGCGTGTTTTTGTTTATAAAAACGATGATGTTTGCCACCAGGCAGTTTTATCACATACCCATTTTGATCTTTCTTAACTTCTAACTGCCCTACCATAAGGCTATCTCTACCCGATGTCCACAGTAGGGTAGGATTCTTAGTTAAGAGTTCAGGGAGATGTTTATCAGTAAACTGTTTAAGTTTCTTAGCGGCTTGACGTTTCACTTTGTTTATGCGAGTACTTTAATAATAAGTGCTAGTAAAGCGGTAGATAGTATACCTATTAGGCCACCAGCAATAGTAATTAGTCTGTTGTTAAGAGAGCGTGTAATTTTATTCATATCCTCTTTTATACCGAGGACGTGAGAGGATAAGGAATCCACACGAGATTCTAGTGTCTTAATATTTTTATTCAATTCTTCGTACCTTTCGGCACATAAATCTACGTGAGCTTCGAGACTTTTCTTCTCGATTGTTTGGGACTTAATTGCCACTACTCTTATCTCCTAGTTAGAGTTAATGTAAAACCCATTGCCAAAATAATCGAGCCTAAGTAGTGCCAGTATGCCTAAAAATGCCTTAATTAGTGTGCCATAATTGCAAGTATTTAGTAGTTTTAGTTACGTAATTTAAAGTATATGTTTATTCCTAACTGTAATGTAGGTATTTTTATATCAACAGTTTCGTTTAGTCCTAGTATAATAGGTATGTTTTCGCTATCTTGTTCAAGTGCGGCTAGTGACTTACTACCTTGTTTGTAAACATCTGGTTGTTCTGCACTAAAACTAAAACGCCATAAATCTTGTATGCCTTCCCTATTAGAAAACTCGTATAAAGATAAGTTTTGTTTTCTTAGTCGCTTAGGATCTTCTAAGTACACGGGTTGAGCTCGTAAACTAATAACCTGTATTAGTGTTTCGTAGTTACGTTGTTGATTTCGGCTACGTGTCCAAGATGATTCGTCGTTTATAATCTGATCGGCATCATCTAAGAACATAGGCATGCCATCTCTGTAATAGGCAACTACACCTGTTCTTGTTATGTCAACTAATGTATAACAATCTATTACACAACTACCTTTGCCTTCATTGGTAGCAGAACTGTAACCATGTGCTTTACTCATATGTAAACTTACCTTCGAACGGTTTTGGGTTGTTGTTGTGCAAGGGATCTATGTGTTTAAAATATCTTGCCCATTGAACGCACTCATCTAAGTTGGGATGTACAATACAATCTATCGTCGTGTAGTTAAGCATTTCTGCAGTAACGAATCTGTTACATCCCATTTTTACACCCCATATCATACCGTCTTCGTTTATAATAGGTTTACGATTTATTCCTGATATTGCTTGCGCAATCCATAGTCTTTCATCGACTTTACACACATGTATAGGGTACCACATCCCTTGTTCTTTCATAGTTGGCAAAGTTTTCCATTGTTCTCTGCCGTCCTTGTGTAAGGTCATAGGGCTTAGTTTACTCAATGGTATAGTTTGTATTCTTGAATCTCTGTATATACTTTGACAGTTCATAAAAAAAGGCACACAAAATATGTATGCCTTTTTATTTATAGTGCTAAATTGCTATTATGCTAAATCTAAGCCAGGTGCGGTAACGTCTGAACCTGTAACATTGATTGAGTTCAATGTTGTAGTAGCACGAATGGACGCCTGCAATGCTGACGCTGTCCAGCTAGAACCTTCAACTGCAACACTGATTTGTCCTGTGTTGTCGCCTTCTACCTGATATGCTAAAATAGTTGCGCTTCCTTCGTTAGTACCGTCTGTGTAGTTTTGGATAATTTGTAAAACTTTTTCTACACACTCGTTAGGTCCCATTTCTGAACGCAAGTCTTGGTTAGTATCAGAACCGTTTTGAATAACGATTTTGAAAAAGTCTAACTTACGACCTGCAACATCTACTAGTTCGTCTGTTGTGATGTTACCAACGTTTGCTACTGATCTGTCATATGACACGTTACCTGATGGGCTACCGTGTACTCTTGTTAAATCTGCCATCTGTAAAACTCCTTAATTAAGTATTTGTAGTATTTATGCTAGACATAAAAAAGGCGTACATAAAATACGCCTTTTAGTGTTGCTAAGGTATAAAATTATGATGTTGCTAATTTCATGCCTGTGTCTGTTACTGTAGAACCTGATACGTCAACTGAGTTGGTACCAACTGTTGTACCAAGTGCCTGAATTGCTGTTTGCAATGTTGAGTTTGTCCAGTTAGAACCAGCTACCATAACGCTGATTTGACCAGTTGCGTCATCTTCAACTTGGTATGCTAAAATTTCACCGCCGTACTGTGTGCTTGAAACTTCAGAAGCCTGAACTGCCTTAAGAATTGCTTCAACAGAATCACCTGTATCAACTTCTGCTTGTAGGTCTACTGCTTCTGCAGAACCATTCTTAACTATAATTGCTAACCATGCACATGATCTACCAACGTTTGCAACTGTAAGTGTTGCGTCCAATACGCCGTCTGCATCTGTATCACCCTTACTAGCGTCTACTGCAACTACGCCTAAAGGATCACCGTGTACTCTTGTTACGTCTGCCATTTTAAAACTCCTTAAATTTTATTGTCAGTAATAATACTGACTTAATGTTATTTATTTTAATTCTTTAAATTTTGACCAATAGACGTCAATATAGGGAGTGTCAAGTCTAACATTTTGACGTAGATTGACTATGGTGGTCTTTTTCTGTGTATCACTATAGTTGTTCCAGTATCCAACCAAGCGTCTTATGTTTTTAAGTTCGCTGTCTTGTATTTTAAGACTGCTTTCTAACTTAGTTAATAGTTCTCTGTCTCTAGTGATATGTCTATTGTCATTAATAATGTCCAACAAGTAACGTTTAATACCAAACATTGGTACATGTACAGTCTTATCTGTTTTAAGATGAGTGTCGTACTTGTCTTGATTATTAAGAACACTTATAAAATTATACATATCAGTTTGAGCGGCCTTCATTCCCGGAAAACCTCCAAACTGATATGTTTTTCTAGCATACTGTTTAACCCAGTCTTTGTCATAATGTCTAATTATTTCTAACATCATAACTATTTGATACAGTAAGTGACCTAGCTCACGAGCGGTCATTCCCTCAAAATCGTGCTCGTATCTAAAAATCCTACTTTCATTTAATTCTTGAATAAAGTCAAACAACGCCCATCCCCTCTGCTACCTTGTTAAAAACGGTTTGAGCCAAATCACCTGTTAATCCGGTGAGTTGTTGGAACTTGTCCATGTCTTTAGCCTGTACTGCGCCTCGAACATCTGTTGCTCGTACATCACCTTTGTCAGTATTTGCAAAGCCAGTTACATCTTTAAACTTGTAATAACCGTGACGTGCTTCAACGCCATTAAACTTTTTAAAACTACCAACAAAGTCGTTGATTCTTTCTGGATCTCCCACAAAAACTAAAGTAATGTTCTCTGCTTCCTTGGGATCGTATTTGTTATAAATTGCCACAATAGCGTTATACACAGTCTTAATACTGGAATCAGCTAATATATTATCGCTGTATGCAGGAAACATCTCTTTCAGTATAGCAACTTTGTCTGCGTATTGTAGTGGATTCTTTTTAGGATCATTAGTTTGTCCTGTACCAATCCAAAAGCCATAGTTTCCCACAGATTCTAATTTTTTAAACACCTCAGCGTGTCCTAAATGTGGTGGCTGAAACCTGCCCCAACTAAATGCTACACGTTGCTCTGGTGCTTCTCTTAATATCTCTTTTGCTCGCATAGTACTACTTATCTTTAGGAGACCAGTTTGGTTGGTCGATCATTTTAACAAACTGTCCTGGTAAGTCTGATTTAAACTGCTTACCTGGATGTGCTTGTACATAACCTTCCGGTTTGGTCTGTCTAATATCTCCGTGTTTAGTAGAACCCAGTTGCTGTAATACTTGGTTCTTTTGTCCTGTAATCATTTCAACTGCACTTAGTGTAGCATCTAATCCAGGATGATTTAATATTTTCTCTGCTTGTCCTGCACTTAGGTTATTGTTTACCCAGTCCGTAAAACCTTTTTTAGCACCAGGTACTCTTAGTGTTTGGTTGTAGAACTTGTATAGCACATCGCCTGGTCGCTTTAAGCCAGGTTGCCCACCAATAAAATCATCTATATTACTGGCATTACTGCTTATATAACGCTCTACAATGCTTAAACCTTTGTCATCTAGTTTAGGCTTTGCTTCTGTATATGTTGTACCCTGCACAATAACATCTGGTGTGCTTAGTTTCTCTATTCCTTCTAGTCTGCTTTCAGGTGCATTGATATCTTCGAAGTAACCTGTAACTGCTACCATAACTTTAGCACCTGCAATGCGCTTACCTAAGTCACTGTCAGCAGGAATATGAAACTGAGTAATGTTGGGTTTAAATTCGTATTCGTTTGTTTTGGAATTTAGTTTTGCAGGCTCTCCGGGATAAAACAGTAATCCGCCTTCGACTAGTCCTTTCTTAGGACTTGCTTTACGTAGTAGTGGCCATAAGTTACCCATGTCTTGAGCAAATGCCATTCTAGCATCTTCTTGTCCAGGTTGTGGTTTGCCAGTTCCTGCTACAAAGTCATTTACATCCTGCGGTCCTGTTGCCAGTGTAGGAATACCTGCACCAACTTCTCTCACACCACGCTTAAGGTATGCAAGAGCATTTTTCATCAAGACCGTAAATTTACCGTTGACTTCCCCCCAATAAAGTACAGGACTGCCGTCCCACTTTAGTTCTATACCACCTGACTCTTGCATGTCACGTAGACGCTCAACAGCATGTAGTCCACCACGACTGCCGTTAGTGAATACTAGATCTTCAATGTGTTGATATTTTCTGCCTACTGTAGGTTCTGCCATTTTTGAGTCCATTCTGTTGCCATGTATTTGTTCTTAATTGCATCGTACTTTTTGGGATATGGTTCTAATGCTTTTAGTAACTTTGTTGGGTTACCCATGTCATTTGCTGTAGCACTAGGACCAATAATAATCTTTGCTATCTCATCTTTATTGCTAGTGACTAGTTCTTTTGTTTCTCTGTTAACTAGTCCTTTGTATGGACTCATCATTAAACTTTCTGCTTCGGGAGTTGCACTCATGTTCGCTAGGTCTGCCCACATTGCATGTAGTGTGCCGCCTTTCATTTGCGAGTCTGTATAATCATGCGTGTGTAATGGCTGTGCCGCTTTGGCATTTTGTACTGCCATTATATCTACTTGTGCTACACCACCATCACCGTTAGGTATGCCAACATGTACACTAACACCTGTGCGTTTTGTTTCTAATCCCATGTTAGCAAAATGTTTTTCTAATGCTTGTCTTGCAAGTTTAAGTTCTTCTAACGGAAAAACTTCTAATAGTTGGTCTGCGTCAACTAACACATCAACATCACTACTAATGCTCTTTTTACCTGCTGAACCTATTGGATATGTGTCTATCCCTAAGGGCATAGCCTTATTAAGATTTTTAGTAACCATGTCTATATTCATAGGTGTTACTGGTACTGCTGAAGGAATTGCCTTACCGCCTTCTGAAATCATTTTCTACCACCTTGACTCTTTTCCCAATACATATCTATAATATCTTGTGCTCTGCTGTTCGGATTAATATATGCTTCTCTATTTTTGGAATACCATCCTGCTGGTGTAAGGATATACGATGAATACCCTGATATTGCGCTTTGACCTTTCATACCTAGTGCTGTATTGATATCTGCTGTAGGTGCTTTAAAAGATCCCATGCTCAACTTCTCGTGTGGAGGTCGATGAGGAATAAAATTTTGACTTGCGGCTACACCTGCTAACTTGTTAGGATCAACATAAACATCTACACTGTCTAAATAAACTTTGTCGTTATTAGTTGGTCTTGCACCTACCCAACCTTTGGATTTTGCATACGCTATTTTACTATCTAAAGTTGCGTTA